CAATGTGTTCTTGAATGAAACAATTGGAACCGAAGATTATGATTATGTGGTTGCGAGTGACACCGACTCTGTTTATCTTCGACTAGGTAAACTCGTCGAGAAAGTATGTGGTGAGAAGTCTACAAAAGAGATTGTCAGTTTTCTGGACAAGTCTTGTAACAAGATCATTCTTCCATTCATCAAAAAGCAGTACGATGAACTAACGTCGCTTACAAACGCCTATGAAAACAAGATGGTCATGGAGCGTGAGTGTATTGCTGAGAAGGGTATCTGGACTGCGAAGAAACGATACATGCTTACTGTGCATGACTCGGAAGGTGTTCGTTACGAAACTCCAAAACTCAAGATCATGGGTATCGAAACCACAAGATCATCGACACCAGAGATTGTGAGAAAGGAACTCAAGTCCATCATTCAACTTATTCTTACGACAGACGAAAGCACAGTGATTCGTGAGATCGATAAGGCGAAGAAGAAGTTTTATGATGCTTCACCAGAAGAGATTGCATTCCCGCGAACGGTTCGGAGACTCAGGACATATGCAGATCACAATGCGATTTATAGAAAGTCTACTCCGATTGCTGTGAAAGGTGCATTGATCTATAATCACTATCTTCGTGAGCATGGTCTTACAAAGAAGTATCCTCTGATCGGAGAGGCAGACAAGATCAAGTTTATCTATCTCAAGACGCCTAATCCATTCGGTGGTGTTGGAGGCAGAGATCACGTTCTATCTTTTGTATCTTCCATACCAAAAGAGTTTGATATTTCATCATACATAGACTATGATGTGCAGTTCGAGAAGTCATTTCTTGATCCACTGAAAAACATTTTAGATTGTATCGGTTGGTCACATGAAAAGACTTCTACATTAGAAGGATTATTTTTATGAAATTTACAGAAACACAACTTGGAGTTATCCTACGACTTCTCGAACGAGAGGTTTCCCATCAACGAGAAATCTATCGTGCGATGCAAAAGCATGAGGCAGTTACACTCGAACAACTCGAAGGTGTTCTCCAAGATATTAATGCTATGAGTGAGGTTATCAAAATGATTCAGAAGGAGTCCGAATGAGTGATATGTTGAAAAACTTGATTGAGTCTACGAAAAATCAATACGCAAGTATTGTTGGTGAAGGAATTGAGTCTGATGTAAATGGTTTTGTTGATACAGGATCATATACGTTCAATGCCTTGTTGAGCGGAAGTCTTTGGGGTGGTATTCCCGACAACAAGATTCTCGCAATCGCTGGTGAAAGTGCAACGGGTAAGACCTACTTCACCATCGAGATCGTCAAGAAGTTTTTATCGAATAACGAAGATGGTGTTGTTTTGTATTTTGACTCCGAGCAAGCGGTCACTTCTGACATGTTCTTGGAGCGAGGTGTTGATCCTGATCGCATCGCCGTGTTCCCGATTGATACTGTTGAGAACTTCCGACATCAAGCGATCACTATCGTAGATAATTATAAGGAACTTCCGAAGTCGCAACAGAAGCCTATGCTGATTGTTCTCGACTCTCTCGGTATGCTTTCAACCAACAAAGAAATGACTGATACCGCTGAGGGTAAGACCACACGCGATATGACTCGTGCCCAAGTGATCAAAGCAACTTTCCGAACGCTTACACTCAAGTTGGGTCAAGCAGGTATTCCTATGATTATGACAAACCACACCTATGACGTTGTTGGTTCAATGTTCCCCACGAAAGAGATGGGTGGTGGTAGTGGTTTGAAATACGCCGCTTCTACGATTGTGTATCTGTCGAAGAAGAAAGTCAAAGAAGGAACTGATGTTATTGGTAATATCATTCACTGTAAACTCTACAAGTCTAGACTGACCAAAGAAAATTCTATGGTCGATGTGATGCTTGATTACACAACAGGGTTGAATCCTTACTACGGTTTGGTAGAATTGGGTCTTGATTGTGGTGTGTTCAAGAAAGTTTCTACACGCATCGAAATGCCAGATGGATCGAAGGTTTACGAGAAGTCAATCTACAAGGATCCAGAAAAGTATTTCACAGATGATGTGATGAAGCAAATCGAAAAGCATGTCGAAACTACGTTTAAGTATGGATCTTCAACAAAGGATAATGAACTGAATGAGCAGTCCAGAGAAACTGATTCTATCGAACCTTCTGTTTAACGAAGAGTTTTCTCGTCGAACTCTTCCTTACATTGAGGAAGAGTATTTTGCCTCAAGAGATGAAAGATTAGTTTTTAGTGAGATCAAAAACTATACTCTCAAGTACCGCAGTCTTCCAAGCAAAGAGGCGGTCAAGATATCTCTCGATTCAAAAGACGAACTTACACAAAAAGAGATTCACGATACCGACGCTCTGATCAACTCTCTTCAAGATTCTACGAAGAGAGAAGAGATGGAGTGGTTGATTGATGAGACTGAAAAGTTTTGTAAAGACAAAGCACTTTACAATGCGATTCTTGAGTCGATTCACATCATTGATGGTAAGTCAAAGACGAAAACGAATGGTGCGATTCCCGATATTCTATCGACCGCACTTTCGGTTTCGTTTGACCAACACATCGGTCACGACTATATCGAAGACTCTGTGGAGCGTTATGATTTCTACCATCAGGTAGAGAAGAAAGTTGCCTTCGATCTTGATTATATGAACAAGATCACCAATGGTGGTACACCTCCAAAGACTTTGAATATTGTCATGGCTGGTACGGGTGTTGGTAAGTCCATGTTTATGTGTCACCACGCAGCAAACTGTCTTCTGCAAAATCTGAATGTGTTGTATATCACATGTGAGATGGCAGAAGAACGTATCGCTGAACGTATTGATGCAAACATCATGGATGTTACTCTGGATGATATGAAAGACCTTCCCTATAAGATGTATCAACAAAAACTTGATGCAGCGACCAAGGGTGTGAGTGGTAAGTTGATCATCAAGGAGTATCCAACTGCTGTTGCAAATGCGAATCACTTTCGTGTGTTGATGGATGAACTTGCACTCAAGAAGAAATTCAAACCAGATATTGTGTTCATTGATTACTTGAACATCTGTGCCTCTTCTCGAATCAAACAAGGTGGAAGTGTAAACTCCTACACATTCATCAAGTCAATCGCCGAAGAACTTCGTGGTCTTGCTGTGGAAAGAAACGTTCCCATCTTCTCTGCGACTCAGGTGAATCGTACAGGCTTCTCATCAAGTGATATCGGTTTGGAAGACACATCGGAATCGTTCGGTCTTCCTGCTACTGCCGACTTCATGTTCGCCATCATCTCTACGGATGATCTCGAAGAAAACAAACAAGTTCTTGTCAAGCAGTTGAAGAATCGTTACAATGATGCTGCATCAAATCGAAAGTTCTTGTTGAATGTGGAGCGTGCGAAAATGAAATTCACCGATGTGCTTGGTGGAGATCAAGACTTGATTGAAGCAAATCAAACAGATGATGAGGTTGCTGGAAACGGATTTGATGGAAAACGATTCGACGAGAAATTCCAGTCTCCAAAATCTGAAATGTTTACTGATTGGAAGATGTAATGTGCTTATTCGTTGACAAAAAGTTTATAAATATCGTGTCACCACAACTTGATAAGTTTGTGTGGAAAAAGGCTACGCTTGCAAATTGCAGATGCCCCATCTGTGGTGATTCGACAACGAATAAAAACAAAGCGAGGGGATACTTTTTTGCAAACAAGAACAATTACTTTTATAAGTGTCACAACTGCGGTTATAGCAGTAATGTGTATAACTTTCTAAAAGAGATTGCCCCCACTGTTGCAAAAGAATATTCTCTCGAAACCTTTTCAAGTAGAAATGAAAAGAAAAGAAGTGATGTGATTGTTCCAAAGCAGGATGAGAAGATGTTTAATTTATTTCAGAAACCAAAACCAAAGGATGATTCGCAATATCTAAAGAATTGCATTCGAGTCGATAAACTCGATTCAGATCACTTTTGCAGGCAGTTTTTGGAATTGCGTAAGATTCCAAAGGACGCATACAAACTTCTTTACTTCACTGAGAACTTTGGAAAGTTTCTTAAGAAAATGGATCCTGAGACTACGATGCAGTGTGGTTGGGAACCACGATTGGTCATTCCATTCTTCAATCAAGATGGTGATGTTGTCGCTGCTCAGGGTAGAGCATTGAACATGAAAGACGAAGAGAATGCTAGATCAACTGCAAAGTATCTAACGGTCAAGACTGATAAATCAGCAGATCGTTTGTGGTAC